AGGCGGCGTTTCGGGCACGAGGTAACGGATCGTGTTCTTCTCGCCGTAGCCGTCCTTAGGGGGCTTCACGCCGACCTGGATCGTCATCGGGATCAGGTGCAGCTCCTCGCTGTCGTTCACCTGCAGCTTGCCCGTGGCATGGCAGATCGCCGAAAGCGTGCGCTGCGCGATCTCGACCGTGGTCGGGTTGGCGTTCACCAGGTTCAGCTGGTCGAAGATCTTGCGCCCCTTGTGCGGGCCCTCGAGGATGTCGAGCATCAGCCAGAGATACTGGCCCAAACCGTTCCTGGTGACGCGCATCTCGCTCTCGACGATCTGGGCGCGGTACTTGCCCGCGGGCAGGATCTCGTAGGCGGTGGTGGGCTCGATGCCGGTGGCGTCAAAGGCGGTGTCGAAACGTGCCATCGTTCTGTCCTTTCAGTCGTAATCAGGCGGATTGGGGCATGGCGGCCAGGAACTCCGACCACTCGAGCGGGAGCGTTTCCGGCAGGCCGTAGCGGTTCTTGGCGAGGAAGGCGGGGCGCTCCTCGGTGTGCATCACGCGCGCACCGGACCCGAGCGCCCGGGTCACCTTCTTGTTGAAGCCCACGTCGGACTTCGCCACCGAGATCCGGTAGTTGGCGAAGAGCACGACATCCGAGTGCTCCTGCAGCAGCGCGGAGGCGCGCGCCTGCAGCTTGATCACGTACCGGTCGTAGGGTTCGTGCTCGGGGCTGTCGAAGCGCTTGATGTCGGTGTGGGCGATCTGGATGACCGCCATGCCCTTCCGGTCGCGGAGCGCGTTCAGCCGGTCGATGTACTCGCGCCAGATGGTCAGCGCCTCGGCGTAGCCCTTGCCGAAGCCGGGGCTTTCGATCGACTGCCAGCCGTTGCGCCGGCAGGCCTCGGCCCAGATCAGCGGCTCCAGCCAGTCCACGCTGTCGACCACCACCGTGGAATAGCTGTGGTCCTCCTCGAGCAAGGCGTCCAGCGCTTCTGCGACCTCGGCGTAGCTCGTCGCCAATGGGAAATGCGGCACCTGCAGCTTGCCGAGACCATCCTCGGTGAGGACGAACACCGGCGCGTCGGCCGACGCGGCGAAGGTGGACTTGCCGATGCCGGCGACGCCGTGGATCAGCACGCGCGGCGGGCGCAGAGCCGTCGAGGTTTGCAGGGATGCAAGCGAAATGGCCATCAGCGCACCTCCTCGCCGAGCAGCAGCCGGAACTTGGGCTTGGCCGTCCGGACCGTGCGCGCGGGCTCGAACTCCTGGCGGATGTCCTTCGGCCAGGCGGTGTACTTGCGCTCGGGCACGCTGAACGCGATGTCGACGTACTCGGCGGGATCGGCGCCGTCGGCCCGGATCCGCTCGACCAGACCGGCGAGCATCGCCTGGTCCCAATCGACGCGTTTGGGAAGCTCGGCGACGACGGTGACCGGGCCGTCCTGGAAGCGAACGGTGCCGGTGTCCTTGCCCTCCGCGCGGCGCTCCTCCTGCGCCCGGTCGCCGTACTTCAGCGCGATGGCTCCATCGAGCCAGTCGCTGAGTTTCTTGGCAGCGCGCAGCCGCTCGTCGGCGTCCTGCTTGAGGAGCGCCAGCTGGTCGCCCGGCAGCGCGGCGATTTCGCCGACCGGCATGGTGGGCAGATCGTCGACGGTGATGCGGTTGGGGATCGTCATGGCCGCCCCCTCACGCCAGCTTCGCGGCGGGCTTGTCGGCCGTGCTCGAGCAATGCCGGCCCGCCTCGTAGGCCTCGACATCCTCGAGCCGGTACACGACCCGGCCGCCGATCTTGATGAAGGCGGGGCCTTCGCCGCTCCAACGCCAGCGCTCCAGCGTGCGCGGGCTGATTTTCCATCGAGCCGCCAGCTCGACCTGGTTGAGATGCGTGACTGACATCTTCGTCTCCTTCGCGTTTGGCCGAATGCCTGCGAAGGAAACTGGGGCATGCGCGGGGAGGAGATGGGGAGGTCAGAGGGAGCGGGGACGGGAGGAATGCGGCTTGAGGCACCCGAAAACGAAAAAAGCCGCCCCGAAGGGCGGCCGGATCACAGGGATTGTGCGGCGTCACACTTCGAGCCAGCAGTTGGAGCCGCTTTCCCGAATGACCTCCCGCCATGTCGGGTGGCCCCCGAAGAGGTCCTTCAATCTCTTCACCGAAGGCCCGCATTCGGCTTCCTCGAGAATGCGTGCAACCGGCAGGACCGGGTCGCCGTCAAGCCAAGCCTCGGCAAGCATGGCCACCGCGATCTTCTGCTTGGCCCCGGTAAACTCGTGCCACTTGCCGTGCACGATCAGCACGCCGCCGTCACCCGAAACCCAGACGGGCCTCTTGTGGTCCGGCCCCATCATCAGCCGCGCGGCCAGTATCTCCGGAGCCGCGGCAAGCCCGTCCTCGTGATCGACCACATCCTCCAGGAAGACGAACTCGTGGCCACGGACAAACGGGAAGGGCTTGCGTGCCGGGCGGTCGAGAACGATGACCACGCGCAGGCCTCCCGAAGGACGGCGCTGGACGAGGCTGCGAAAGCCCTCGAATCCCTCCGTCTGCGTCAGCCCCCGCGCGACCCATACGCCCACGCGCGCCGTCCGCCTCGGCAGGCGCGCCGTGCCAAACTCCAGCGCCGTGCCCTTGAGGTGCGCGACGGGCTCGGCCCCGAGCGTGCAGTCGAGCATGGAGACGACCCGGCAGGCTGCCGCCATCATGTCCAGCGCATGGACCCGGCGCAGCGCTCCATCGCGCTCGTCCTGCCAGCCGGCATGGCCGAGCCACCCCGCACGCCCGGTGAGCGGATGGGTGATCACCGCCACGGGCGTATCGTCGAGATCGTCCTCGGCGACGACGCAGGCGCTGCTGCCATGCGGCGCCAGCAGCCCCGCATCGATCAACGCCCTGCCGGCACCGCGCATCTGCGCCAGGGCCAGGCCCGAGACCCGCGCATCGCGAGTCCCGGCAATGGACGCGAGCAGCCGGCGCGCGGGCGGGTCAATCCTCGAACAGTTGCGGGTCATCAACGAGGATCCCCCAGCGCCGCAGGTATTTCTCGCCGATCAGCTGTTCGGTCGCGGTCCGATCCTTCAGATCGCAGCCATGCGGCCAGGTGACGGTGAAGCTCAGCGTCCTCCGCCGGCCGCTTCCCGGGCGCGGGGCAAGCTTCACCGCGATCCTGGCGCGGGTGGCGACATAGGTCTCGCTCAGCGGCGTGCGATCCCCGAATTGCTCCGCCGCCTTCGACCAGATCGTTTCGCCAGCCCGCGCGGGCTTCTCCAGCGTCACCCTGAAATCGCTGTCGTCGATCGGCATCACGCGCATCTCGCGCACGTCGACCTCCTCGATCCCGTCCTCCGGATCGACGGGGAAGTCATATGGCGCCAGAAGCACCGACAGATCGTAGCACCGCAGCGGCAGACGATTTTCCTCGAACGCGATCCCGAGGAGATGCGTGACCGTCGCCTTGATGATCTCGCTGCGTGCCGCCCGGTCGCCGGCAACCACCTCGATGCTGCCGGTCGCCGCTTCATAGGTCACCGCGGCCTCGAACACGGGACGGTAGGCCTGCCGGACCAGCGCACCGTTGTCATCGAAACGCAACAGGTCATCGGGCCTGCCCTCGCGGTAGATCGTCACCTGAACGAGGTCGCACTCGTCGCCCTCGAGGGTCGTGCGCACGCGGTCGAAGATGTCCACATGGACATGCGTGGCGCCCGAGAATGCCTTGATTGCCGAGACGAACGACGAGATCGCGTCCCGGTCGCGCCGCACGGTCCAGCCGGCTTCGGTCATGAAGCCTGCCCACATCCGGCCGCGCCTGCGGTCCTCGGTGAAGCGGACCTCCTCGGCATGGCGGAAACGATCCGGCGCATTCAGGAACATCCAGAGCGCGCGGGCATGGGCGTTCGAGAGCCCGTCGAGCGTGGCGGGATCCTCGGCGACACTGTAGATCGCCGCCTGCCCCGCCTCGTCCGCCAGGGCGTTCACACGCTCGGCATCGTTCGAGATGCGGTCCCGCTGGGACCGGGTCATCTCCTCGATGGCGCCAAGCAACGGCCTCGGGAGCTCCGGCTCGGGCAGGCTCCAGTCGAAGCCGGCGGGAAGGCCGATTTCCGGCCGGTCGAAATAGTCGCGCAGCGCCTCACCCGGCGTCTTGCGAAGGAAAGTGGAAAGTGCGGTCACCGGGTTCTCCTTTCTGGCGATTCCATTGTGGCCGATCTGCTAATCAGCGTATATCGCACCAGAAGGGAGTCAATCGCAAAAATACGCGCCGCCGCGGATTGGCGTATATCAGTCGAAAAGCGACGGCTGGCCCTGCACCGTCGTGATCAGGTTGAGCTTGAGCAGCCGCACGCGCGCCGCCTCCTCGGAGACCGCGAACTGCGCCATCACCCTTCGGATCAGCTCCGCGGCGTGTTCGGAGGCCACGTGGATGTTGCCGTGCAGCTCGCGCGGCGCGCAGTAGTCGGAAACCAGGCGCCGCAACGGCGTGGCCGGCATCAGGATCGCGCCGCTGATGTATCCGGCCTGCCATTCCATCCAGTCGCTCTGCGGCGCGCCGAGGATGCTGTCTCG